TTGTGGCCTGGGACCACTTGGGCGTTCTTGAACACCACCCCGGCGCTTTGGATTCTCTCGGTATCGCTCACGATGTACGGATCCGCCGCTGGTTTCACATCCAGGTTGGTCCCGTCGAAGTCATCCGCCCGGATCATGGCCCCCTTGCCACGGGTCAGGTCCTCGTAGTCGACATCGGCTTTGAGGAATAGCTGGTTCAGATCGTACTGGACGCGGATTTCGTCGCGGAGGTTACGCCAGTTGCGCTTGTAGATGGCGTTGTAGACCCGAGCTCCGTTGGCGTTCAGTGTGCGCGTAGTCTCAGCCGGAGTATTCTGGCCAGGGTTTTCTCCCTGCTGAATGTCGGTGGCGGAAACAATCCGCTCTCCATACTGTATAAGAAGCCCCAGAACCTGGAACAGAACGTTGGAAGGTTCACGCACAGGAAGGGGTAGGATGTTCTTGTGAAGATCGTCCCCTGGAGCATCAACCGGGTACCACTCGAAGGGTCGAAATGTGAAAGGTCCACCTCGACCTTTGAAACCTCGACCGAGGAATCCGCCTCCGAGAGTGGCCATCGTGCCAGCGTCGAAGATCTGGTTGAGTGCTGTATTGACTGATTCATTGAGTGGTCCCAGCAGCATGCCTAATCCGAGGTCGTAGAACCCCCCGTCGGGACTAGGTATAAATCCGTACTTCGTGAACACCTTGAGGGGAGTGATTTCGTAAACCTCTCCACCCTTGGTTCTCTTGACCCCGGAGGGTAGGTAACGAGCCACGATGGACCGGACGATTCCGGATGCAATGTCGAAAGTGACGATGTATGGCTCGCAGTATCCATCACCATCCAGGTCGAGCCAGCAGTATTGCTCTGCGGTTTCGTAGGGTGTCGTATGTGAAAGAGGAGGAGGTCTAACGCCCTCGCGCTCATTGGTCGCCAGCGTGGCCTGAGTTTGAGTTGGCTCCGTCTGCTGAATGGGTTCATCAGGCGTGAGATAACGTCCGTCCAGTTCCCTTTGCTTGATATCGTTCTCGGAGAGACAGAAACGATGGGTATACCGCGGGGATGTCTCAAGGTCCTTGGTGTAGTAGTTAACGACGAAATCGGTCGGTAGGACAAGGCAAGTCTCCTGTCTCCTTTTCACCGGATCAAACAATTTCTTTATGAACATCGACCCGGCGATAGCTTCTACTAATAGGCCCTTGTCGTGCTCTTCCTCCCACTTCAAGTCCTGCTCGAGGCACTGCCAGGACATGAAGGTAGAAAGCCGCTCTGCTTTCGATTGCTTCTCCCCGGTCGGATCCTCCCCGATCACCCGGCACTTGACCACCTCCGGAGCCTCGATCAGGGACGGATAGGCTCGAGCATGAAACTGGATCGCGGCCACTGTGACCAGAGGAAACTTCACGTTGGACGAATTTGACCAGGGAAAGGTCTTGGCTTCCTTGACCTGTAGAGCGAGCTTCATGGCCTCGGCGGAGCGTTCCATCCACTGGGTTCGTGACTGAACGTCCTCGTTGTATCCTTCCTGAGCACAAATCCCGATTTTCTTCACATCGTCCGCGGACAGGAGTGCCGCCACGTTCGGGGCCTCCATGGCCTTCTCGAGCGAGATGTTCTTTTCGATTTCGGTATACATATTAGTATCCGGTCACTGAGGAGCGACCCATGAACTCCACGGGAACGTTCATCCGCTTGGCTTCCTCGTAGGCTGCCTGCTCGGCTTCCTGTTCGGTGGGAGCAACCTTCATGCGTTTCAGTCCATGACCAAGCCACGCAAGGGCGTCGACCCGGTCATCGTGGCTCCCCCTGGTTCCTTCCTGAGCGAACTCGAGCAATTCCTGTTTCGCATCCTGGAACCAGCTGGCTTCGGTGTCCCACTTGACCCCTCTTGCCCGCATGCGCGCCTGAATGGGCATGGCTCTTATGGCTTTGTCCTTCGTGGGGATAAGGTCCGGAGCAAGGTTGAGGTAGCCCTCTTCAGCCATCCGGATTTCCAGCGCAGCACCCAAAGCGGTCTTGATAGCACCCGACTCAATGAACCACTCTTCGGGTTGCCATGCCTCTTCGATGGAGTACATCTCGTCGATGATTTGTTTCCCATCCCACCGGCCCCTCCTCTCATCCACAATGTGGAGGATTCCGTTTTCATCCAATCCCCCGACGTAGAAAACCGTGTAGTCCCGATGCCTCTCTTTTGAGATCGCGAGGTCGCCGCCGACATAGAAAACCTTCATGGTCGAGTGCTCGTAGTCCTCCATGGGCTTGAAGTCACTAGGCCGGAAGAAGGAAGTCTCGGCATCAACGGCGATGTTTCGCCACTCCATGTTGAAGGAAGCGAGGTCGCCCTCCTGCAGATACACCTCCTTGATGTCCTTCAAGGTCTTGACCGAATACTTCTCTGGCCAGAGGATGGAGTGTGGATCGACATTCTCGTTGCAGGCTTCCTGACGGATCGACTTCCACTGCTTGTTGCGTAAGAGCCGTGCGAGCATCGAATCCTGATGTAGTACCGTCCCATAGACCCGGATCATGCAGCGGTCCGCACCCATGGGAAGGATGACCTTCAGGAGCGTTTTCATGGTCTTGTTCCGGGTCTCCGGATTCAAAACCTCGATGTCGTCCTCCCCGTCGTCGACCTGAATGAGCGTAGGACGGGTGGTGCCCCAGGACCAGCCGCGCTTGGCCTGGTCCATGCCCATGGCGGCAATGCGCCACTGGTAGCCGTCGTCCATCTCCACGATGATGTCGTTCTCCCGATCGCGTATCAGACGCTTCGGATGAAAGAACGCCATCAGCTTTTCATTGCCGAGGATTTCATCTTTCGCCTGCATGACCTTTTCGACGGCGAGTTCATAGGTCTTGCAGATCTTGAGTTGGAACGGATGGGCTCGAAAAAGGCTTGCCGCAAGCCCATAGGCGTGGTTGAGCGCGGTCGATTTAGCGTGTCGGCGCGGTCCCGCGATAGCGACCCAAGGGTGTGGATCGGTAACCAGTCTCCACCACTGGATATGATGCCTGCCGATAGGGACCTTCTCATCAAAGCGGTCAATCAGGAAATTGTCGACAAACCCATGGATGGTGTCCGCATCCAGGTGAATCGGAATCACGGAGTCACATCCTTCGCCTTCGCGTAACGCCTGAGTCCTTCAGCGAGCTCGCGCATATCTATGAGGTTGTCCTCGTTGCGCTTGAGCCCCAACCTTTCTTCCATGTCGGTTTGCCGCTCGATGAGGATAGATGCAATCTGTGCCATGTCACGGGCCTTGACCGGCTTGTGGCCCTTGACCTCGCCGTCCACACCGATGACAGGGTCGCCCATCTCAATCGCAGTCTCGAGTTTGCCCAACGCTTGGGCGGCAAGTCGAGTGACCTGTCCATGAGCCACTTTGCGAACCTCACCCCGCAGACACTCCTCCAAATACTTCCAACCTTTGGCCGTCGTCCAATGCTTGACCGCCTGACCTTGCACACCCAGCTTCGCCGCAACTTCATTAGCCCGCGCTCCTATCAACCAAAGCTGGACAGCTTCCAGCAGGTCCGCATCCGAACAAGTGAACGGGAGATCCGGAGGCCGAGTGAATTCACCGGCTTGGGGAGCAGTTGGAGACACGAAGGGAACCAGATCTCCCATGAGCGCGAAGAGTAGTCGCTTACTTACGAGAGGTCAACAGAGGAAAAAAAGAGCCGGAGATCAAATCCGGCTCTATCGAGGAGCCATGCACCCGCTATGAGAGATGCACGACCATGAACTGGTGACCGGTTCCGCGCTCGAGTCCACCGGTCAGGACCCGCGAAGATCTATCCACAGGAGGGATGAGAAATGGCGCTAGTCAAAGTATCCACATCGCTTGACAGGTTGTCAACAGAGTCCTAAAGTTATCCACAGTGAAGGTCTACCTACGAGTTCCCTACCAAGACCGCGTGAACGCCAAAAGACTGGGCGCTCACTGGGACCCTGCCCGTAACCTCTGGTACGTTCTGTCCACCCAAGCCTATAACGCCTGCAAACAGTGGCAGACCCACATCTCCCCTGAACAGCAAGCCTGGCTCGAGGATAAGACACGTCTGGCTAAATACGAAAGGACCTAATACACACCTGTAGGTGCGCCACAACCCGTGGCCCCGGCACTTCAATCTACCCGCGACTGTCCCCCAGCCGTCTGTGCGGCGCACTCTCGCCAAACAGGATAAACGCGATCAGCCTGTCCCCATGAAGGCGTAAGGGACCCCGAAGGAACACCTGATGTAGTCCATCTCCACCCGTCAGGCCCTAACGGAATACACCCTCACACTGAGACTTTGCTCCTCAGTGGCATACGCGATAAACGATCAGAGCGATTCACCCTCCACATCACTCCGTGGGGGCTGACTATCCCCCGCTACGCATCCCACCCCATAACCATTCCTATTGTTCCACATGAAACAAATTTAGCCCAAGTTCCTGATTCTGCTCCAGTTCCAGACTGGGGTATACACGAATTTCAGCGTCCGGGATTTTCCCTCCCCGGGGCCTGGTCCCGACCGGGGTCCCGATCCTGCCTGGAAGTGATTGCACACTACCCTACTGTTGCAGGAGCGCAACACAACCCTGTTGCAGATGTACAACACACAAGGGTATCAGGTACTGATCGATAGACTGAGGTTATCAGATGCTGGCAGGTGATAGTCTGAGGTTATGGGTGGAAGGGGTGACGCGGTGCGGCACATGATAGTGACGCGGTAGGTCACTGAGCAATAACTGTACCAATACACATACTGTATATAAACAGATACTTATATATCTGGTACAGGGGATGCTTTGTATGTGGTGCAGGAACAGAGGTTAAACGGATAAAGGAGAAATATAGCTATGACCAAGCAAACGCACACACCTACGCTCGGGCAAGACATGGGATATCAACGCGATTTTCAGTTATGGCAGATCGCGCGCAAGGCCGCAGGCGACGAAGCTAATGCGGACAATTACCGCAGTATCGCAGCGTGCGAATTGCAAGATCAGAACGCCGCGCTCGTTGCGGCGCTGCGGGAATGTATATTGTCTTTGGAGTGGGCTCAAATGGTACTCGGCGAGGGCGACCATGTTTTTATGCCGAAATCAGCATACGTTGAAAACTTGAATGACGCCCGCGCCCTGCTTGCCGAAGTGGACAAGGAGCAAGCATGAGCCTCTGGCCTGGCGAAGCAGATCCAGATACCGAATACGATGATTTCATCGCGCGCGTCGATGCGGGCGAGCAATGTGCAGTGTGCAAAGTTCGCCATCAGATGCGGCGCTCCACCGCGCTAGGGCTGCCGCTATTCACCTGCCGCCGCTGCGGGGCTGAGCATTTCGACCACGCTACGACGCCGAGCCTGACATGAAGCCGCGCATCCCTATTACCTCTCGAGCCTTCGTCTATCGAAAGGCTGTCGAGACTGATCTGCGCAAGACGTTTGCCGAGGCGCGGCAAAGGATGGAAGCGGAGCGCGCGGCAGGGCAGAACAAGATCACAACGATAAGGAAGAGGAGCTAACGTGGAACATAAATGCACGTTGCAAGGGGTAGCAATCATCGTGGCTGATCGCGGCTTCGTCTACGTCGGCCATGTTGAAATTGCCGACGATTGGTGCGTAGTAACACGTGCCAAGAATATCCGCGTATGGGGAACTTCCAAGGGACTAGGCGAGTTAGTCAACGGCCCGACTACCACCACAAAGCTGGATACAGTCGGCACCGTCCGCATTCCGATGCGCGCCGTGATTTCTATAATTGACGTAAGTGCAGACGCATGGAAATCACTGTAACGCTTGACGGCTCCGGCTACGGCTCCGGCTACGGCGACGGCTACGGCTACGGCGACGGCTACGTCTACGGCCACGGCGACGGCCACGGCGACGGCTACGGCGACGGCTACGGCTACGGCTCCGGCTCCGGCTACGGCGACGGCTACAGCTACGTCTACGGCCACGGCGACGGCTACGTCTACGGCGACGGCTACGTCTACGGCTACGGCGACGGCTACGGCGACGGCTACGGCTACGG